AGCATTTACAACTACGACTGCCTTTAATACTACGACTGTTTTTAATACAACACAAAGTACTACAACAGCATTTACAACTACGACTGCCTTTAATACTACGACTGTTTTTAATACAACACAAAGTACTACAACAGCGTTTACTACAACAACAGCGTTTAATACTACAACTACATTCAATACGTCTCAGTCTACTACAACAGCATTTACAACAGTAACAGCATTTAATACTACGACTGTTTTTAATACAACACAAAGTACTACAACAGCATTTACAACTACAACTACATTTACTACTACTACAACATTTAATACTGCACGAAGCACTACAACAGCTTATAATACTACAACGACTTACACTACTTCATATGACACAGTGATAAGTACCAGTAGGAATACTTCGTTTGCAACAAATACAGCAAGAACAACTAATACTTCACAGTCGACTTCATATACAACAACATTTACAACTACGACTGCATTTAATACAACTACAACCTTTACAACTACAACAGCGTATACTGATAATACAAGTTTTGGTACTAGTAGAATTACAACTTTTACAACTACAACTGCGTTTAATACAACAACAACATTTACAACAACAACAGCTTATCAAGATAATACATCTTTTGCTACTACTAGAACTACAACATTTGCAACAACAACAGCTTATGAAGATAATACATCTTTTGCTACTACTAGAACAACAACATTTACAACAACAACAGCTTATCAAGATAATACATCTTTTGCTACTACTAGAACTACAACATTTGCAACAACAACTGCATATATAGATAATACTTCGTTTGGTACTACTAGAACTACAACATTTATAACTACAACAGCATATATAGATAATACTTCTCAAAGTACTACAAGAAATACAAACACATCAAGAATTACAGCCTATATAGATAATACAACTTTTGCTACATCAACAGCATATACTACAACACAGGCTACAAATACAAGTAGAAGTACTTCATTTACAAACTCTACAGCATACAATACAACACAGGCTACAAATACAAGTAGAAGTACAGGATTTACAAATTCTACAGGATATAATACATCACAAGCAACAAATACTTCTAGAAATACATCATTTGCAACAAATACTTCTAGAAATACAAATACTTCTAGAAATACAACAAGAGCAACTAATACTGCGGCGTTTTTGGGAACTTTTAGAACTACTTCATTTATAACAATTTTTGAGACTTCTTATGGTAATCGGGAATATGACAACACCACTAGAATTACATCAAGAACAACGGGGATTATTACATCCTTTACAAATAATACATCATTTACAACAGGATTTACTAATGCTACTGGATTTACAAATGATACTACTAGAGCAACAGGATTTACAAACAATACATCATTTGGTACAGCTAGAAACACTAACACAAGCAGAATTACAGCATACATAGATAATACATCTTTTGGTACAAGTAGAAATACAAACACATCAAGAATTACGGCATACATAGATAATACCGCTTTTGGTACAAGTAGAAATACAAATACTTCTCAGGCTACAAATACAAGTAGAAGTACAGGATTTACAAACTCTACAACATATAATACATCATTTGCTACAAATACAGCAAGAGGAACAAATACCGCACAATCAACAGCATATACTACAACACAAGCAACAAATACCTCAAGAAGTACTAATACAGCACAGTCAACAACCTATAATACAGTAAGATTATCAAATACTGCAAGAAGTACTAATACTGCACAGTCAACAAGTTATAATACAGTAAGATTGTCAAATACTGCAAGAAGTACTAATACAGCACAGTCAACAAGTTATAATACAGTAAGATTATCAAATACCGCAAGAAGTACTAATACTGCACAAGCTACAGGAACATCACAATCTACAAATACTTCACAATCAACAAGTTACAATACTGTAAGATTGTCAAACACTGCAAGAAGCACAAATACAGCACAAGCAACAGGTACTTCACAGTCTACAAATACTTCCCAGGCTACTAGTAGAATTACAACATTTGGAACAACAACTGCATATGTTGATAACACATCACAGTCAACAAGTTATGAGACAGCTTATATTACAAGTAGAATAAGTAGTAGGGCAACAGGTACAAGTAGAAGTACAACTACAACATTTAATACTTCACAAGGAACGCTAACAAGCAGAAGTACAGCATCAAGTAGAAGTACAGTATCAACATTTGCAACATCACAATCTACTGCGTCAAGTAGAAGTACAGCATCAAGTAGAAGTACAACTACAGTATTTGCTACTTCACAAGGAACAATTACAAGTAGAAGTACTGCTTCAAGTAGAAGTACAGTATCAACATTTGCAACATCACAATCTACAGCATCAAGCAGAAGTACTGCTTCAAGTAGGAGTACAACAACTGTATTTGCTACTTCACAAGGAACAATTACAAGTAGAAGTACAGCATCAAGCAGAGATACTACTACAACATTTAACACAACACAGTCTACTGCATCAAGCAGAAGTACTGCATCAAGCAGAAGTACAACAACTGTATTTGCTACTTCACAAGGAACAATTACAAGTAGAAGTACTGCTTCAAGCAGAGATACTTCTACTGTATTTAATACAGCTCAATCTACTGCATCAAGCAGAAGTACAGCTTCAAGTAGAGATACTTCTACTATATTTGCAACATCACAAGGAACAATTACAAGCAGAAATACTGCTTCAAGTAGAGATACTACAACAACATTTAATACAGCTAGAGGTACTGCATCAAGCAGAAGTACTGCTTCAAGTAGGAGTACAACTACAGTATTTAATACTTCACAAAGTACAGTAACAAGTAGAAGTACTGCTTCAAGTAGAAGTACAACTACAATATTTGCAACTTCACAAGGAACAATTACAAGTAAGTCAACTGGTACAAGTAAATCTACAAGTACAGTATTTAATACAACACAAGCAACAATTACAAGTAGAAGTACAGCATCAAGCAGAAATACTACTACAACATTTAACACAACACAGTCTACTGCGTCAAGTAGAAGTACAGCATCTTCTAGAACTACAGAAACTTCTAGAACAACAGCGTTTACTACAACTACAACATTTAATACAAGTAGAACAACAACATTCGGTACAGATAGAACTACAACTACGACCTTCAATACAACAAGGTCTACAGATACAACGATTACTACTGACCACTTAACCACAACGATATTTAATACATCTACCGTTGTATATGAAAGAACAACAGCCTCTCAGGCAGGAACTCTATTTGACACAGAAGTTTCTAGCTTAGATGACTACGGATTCTCCTTCTGGGATGGCTCAAAATGGAGTGAGAGCAATTAAAAATGAGTGAGCCCGGAGGCGGATTTAAAAAAGAAACAAATTTAACACCAGAATACTTAAATGGAAAAATGGAAAGTATGATGGCGGCACTATATGATTCAATAGAAGAATCAGAAAAAAGAATGAGAATAATGGAACGAGAAATATTTGAGTTGAAGCGTGGTAAAACCAAAAAGTAAATTACAAGCATTAACTATAAATGAATCATTGGGAGATATACCCACTCATTTTATGAAGTCAGGTTCTGCATATAGACCCATTTCAGATTTAAATGGATTAGCAGAGTTTAGAAAAAGAATAATACCTGAAAAGTATAGAGGTAGTCCTTTTGAGTATGATATTTGGTTTAATACTAACGAACTTCATACTATTAGAAAATGGCTTTATACAGATTTTCTTGGTAATGGTATATACATAAGAGTACCAAGTATAAAAATTAATGATAAATTGTTTAAAAGCATTGTTAATTCAGACATAAAGATAGACGAAGAACGATGTGAAAAAATAGTAAATAATTTTCATAATAAGTATACCCTAGGAACTAACTTAGAGTACCATGACAAAGTAGTGTTCTTGCCAGGAACTAATATAATTGCAAAAGGTAAAACAGTACATTGGGCAAGAGTGAGACAATGTGTAGAGGAAGGATTTGTAATCAAACCTCACCCAATCACTCAAAAGATATGGATAGCAAAACTTAAAAAAGATTACGGAGAAAATACTGTACTCGATAAAAAAGTTGGAGGTTTTGAACTTCTAGCAAATTGTAAGTCAGTTGCTACTATGCAAAATAGTGAAATGGGACTCATGGCACTTATGTTAGATAAACAATTAAGATTAGTTTCTCATGCAAGAGAAGATAGAGAAAAAAATCTTTGGACATATGAAAGTTTTTATGGTACAATCGCAAATACAAATGCAAAAAAATCGCTGATGAAAATATTTTCAGCAAAGAACTCAGGAATAATCTTCAGTTTTGATGAAGATGCGGAGGACAGGTTAATAAACTATCTCAATAATTTTTGGGAGTATAAGGTAATAGACGGATGATAGAATTAGTAACAAAATACAAAAAAGACTGGAGTATGTTTACTCTTGCTTCTTTATTAGATAAAGACGGATTCCGTCTGCATCTATTCATCCATAAAAATGACTGGGATGATAGAGAAGTAAATTGGGTAATAAATAATTTTCAAAATGTAAAAGTTTACGAAGCATGGTGGAACGAAGACGATATATCTAGAATGACATTCTTCCTAAAGGAATACTGGAAAGATAAGGGTGGTCTTGCCAAAAGAATGATAGTATGGGATGGAAATAGAATTTTTAATCAAGCAATTGATAGTGGTAATCTACCACCTGCAGAATTTTTCAAAGCATCAATTTCATTCTTAAGTAGAGATTTAGTTTTTGATAAACATCCTAATATAGGTCATTACTACGATATACTTAGAATACCAAGAAAGACTCATCAAGGTATACCTTATATTGACAAGAATTTGGTAATATTAAATTATGATAGATTATCAGAATTTAAGAATAGAGACTTATTCTTTACTAGACAAATCGATCCACCAAATCAAGGCAAGAGGCCTTATATAGATACACAACTTATAGCATGTAATGATAACGCTTTCTTTGAAGCATTAAGTTTTTACAAGCACTCTTGGTCACCTATTTATGTAAATGGTAAAGTAGACCAGCTCGTTGAAAGAGACGCGATTGGGGCAAAAGAATTATTAGACTATAATGTTATGTTACGAAAATCTTGGAGTATAGATATAGAACATAGGTATCTTGCGAGAGATTATTTAGATTTAAGTACAGGAGTTCAGTTAGCAGTTCCATGGGATTGTTATACAGGTCTAATAGATAAAATACCATTAAACTTCAGAAATGCAAGAGTTAATGAAATACTACTACAAAAAGCAGAAAAACAAAAAGCAATCGCAGGAAAACTTATTGAAAGAGGATTTATACTAGGAAAGGTCTAGGTTGCCCTGGTTTAAGTCTGATAATATTTTCCAATCAATTACACCTCTATCAAATAAATCAAGTACAATCTCCTTCTCTTTCTGAGAATGGGGATTGTATGTCTGTGAGTTCACTGGAATATGCCAACTTGTAGGGTTCGCAAATCCAGCAGTAATTGAAAGAGCTTTCGAAAAGAAATCAAATCCTACCAATGTAAGAGTGGAAAATTCTATCTTCTGCAAAAAGTATTGAATTGTAATAAAACCTGCACTTGGACGTTGTCCATTAGTTTCATTGTTTTTAGCTCCCACTAAATCGAATATATTTAACATCTCTTTATCCGAAAACATTTCAATAACCTCGAAGTCAGGATAGTGGTCAGGAATTTTATCGAGGTGTATACGAGAACGATTAAATAGAACAGGAATGTTCTTAGGAAAGAATTTTCTCTTTTTGTATCTTAGAAATCCAGTTACCCAAATATCCGTACGCTTACCAATACTATCCCAATTTTCATCAGTTGGAATACCATTTCCAAATCGTACTACTGTATCAAAACTTTCAATATAATCAGCAAGGTCATGTTGTAATATTTCAACAGAGTTGCCAACAAGTATTATTCGTTTTCCTTTAGTAATTTTGTGTAAAGTTTCTTCCATTCGTTTGAGTATAAGAGGTTATCGTGTATATCGTGCCACGGTCCGCCATCAGTAAAGTGAACTGCTTTTGGATTGCGGAAATCATAATAATTTATCATGGCGTTAAATTCTGCAGGAATATCTCCTACACTTGTTGCCCAGTCAAATTCATGCAAAGCACCCGCTGGGGCGTGGTTTACATATTCTAAAGTAAGTTTTTTACAGTCAATATTATTAAACCACATTAAAGATGACCAATATTTTTTTGGGTAAGCCATATTTATTTTAACATTCATTTTTGTACTAGGTACTAAGAAAGGGGGATGTTTAACACAATAGACAGGATGGTCAGTTCCTACATAATCTATTAATTCTTGTGGGTCACATCTCCACATAAAGTCACTATCACAAAATAAAGCACAGCCTTGATACATACTAAGATAAGGAACAAGAAACCGTGTAAAAGCAAACTCAGTGCTTTCATTTTGAAACGGTCTCCTGTATATTCCTTCTCTTTTTAACTCTGACTGTACTAAAGGAATGATAGTATGACGCTTAGTATATCTTTCTATTGATGCTTTACATACTTCAAAAGCGTCATGTTGTTCGGAATCATATCCTATATAAATTATCATTCGTCTTTTAGACTTTGCCCTAAATCATTTACATATGCTTGTCTTGCTGTGCTAAGAGCCGCTCTTTCGTGGTCGAGGTCAGCTAATTTAGCATCACAGTAATTTATAGCATTATGTAAAGCTTTTTGGTCTTTGTCAAAGCTATCGGAATCATGTTCGATTCCATCTATTGTAATTGTACTCATTTAAATATATCCTGCCAATTGCCTTGTGTACTAGCCTTAGCATACTCGGTAGCACGGTTTTCAAAAAAGTTGGTATGCTCAACTGCGTTTACCTGCATATCAATCCATGGAAGTGGATTAACTGTACTATGAAATATTGCTTTCATACCAAGACCGAGTAATCGTCTATCGGCGATGTATCTTATGTATTCTTTCACTTCTTTTGCTGTCAAATCAGGGATGTCTGCTTTATCAAAACAAACATCAATAAATTTATCTTCTAATTCAACAACGCGTTCCGCTGCGCAATATATCTCATATTTCAGTTTATCTGTCCATATTTCAGGATTCTCTGCAACAAACTCTCTAAAAAGTCTTGAAACGGATTCTACATGTAAAGTTTCATCACGAATACTCCATGTTACAATCTGCCCCATACCTTTCATTAGGTTGTGTCTTGGATAGTTCAATAGTATGGCAAAAGATGAAAACAACTGAACTCCTTCTGTAAACCCACTGTATACCGCAAGTGTTTTTGCAATATCATGTGGTGTTTTCATATTGAAGTCAGATAGATATTCATGCTTCTCTACCATCTCTTGTATATCCATAAATTCTTTGTAGATATCCTCGGATTTACCTAGTGTTTCTAACAAAGATGAATATGCATCTTGGTGTACTGCTTCCATAGCTGCAAACGATACTAACATCATTCTTACTTCTGGTGCTTTAAAAGTAGGTAGATAATGTTTAGCATATCCACAGCAGACATCCACATCTGCTTGTGTAAAAAATCTAAATATGTTATCTACTAACTTTCTATTATCCTCTGTAAGATTCTGATTGTAGTCTTTAATATCATCTGCCATAGTTACTTCTTCAGGCATCCAATGCATTTGTTGTTGTTTTTTGTAGGCTTCAAATGCCCACCCGTAATCAAACGGTTTATAATATTCTCTTTCTTCTAGTAAGTTTGCCATTTATCCCTCGCAACTTAGACAATCTGCTTGTTCAAAGATTATCTCGCGTTTAGCTTGTGAAGTTACATTATCAGCTCTGCTGATAGCTTCACTTCGTAAATAATAAAGTGTTTTTAAGTTTTTTGCCCATGCTAACATATGGACATTGTGTAAATCTGCTTTGTTTACATCAGGTGGAAAAAATAGATTTACACTCTGACTTTGACAAATAAACTGCTGTCTTACTGAGGCGTGTTCTACAACCCAAGATTGATTGATTTCTACTGCTGTTTTGAAAACATCTTTTTGCCAATCTTCTAAATCTAAATGTTGTACACTACCTTTGTTAGCAACTATACTTCTCCAGTATTCTGCATACTCTTCTTCGCTGTTAGCTTTATCTCGAAGTATAATGTCAAGATATTTATTCTTAACAAGATTACTTCCAGTTTTAGTTTTCTGAGTATAAGCGTTTGCTCTAAAAGGTTCAATACTTGGAGAAGTGTTACCGCATAAAATACTTGAACTTGCATTAGGCGCTATTGCCAGTAAGTGTGCATTTCTAACTGAAGCTGTATCATCGTCAGGACATGCACCTCTTTCTATTGCTAGTTCTCTCGTTGTTTGGTCTGCTTGTGTTTTTATATGTTTGAACATATCATGATTAACACCACCTGCTAGACCACTTTCGAATGGTATATCATTTCGTTGCAAATAGGCATGAAAACCCATTGCTCCAAGTCCAATACTTCTCTCCCTATACGCACTGAACTTTGCTTTTTCTAACTGACTTGGTGCATGATTAATAAAGTACTCTAATACATTATCCAACATTCTAATCAAGTCAGGTATGAATGACCCGTGGTTTTTCCACTCGTCATAATATTCTAAATTTACCGAGGATAAACAACAGACTGCTGTTCTCTCTTCATCTGTAGCAAGAGTTATCTCACTACATAGATTAGAGTGGTGTACTCTTAATCCTTTTCGCTTCTGAAAGTCTGGTAACTCATTATTGACGGCGTCCTCGAACATGATGTAGGGTTCTCCTGTTTCCATTCTGTTCTGTAAAATTTTAACCCAAAGAGCCCTAGCAGAAACAGTTTTAATAACCATTTTGCTATGAGGATCGATAAGAGGCCAACTGTCGTCAAAGTTAGGACTTCTAGTGGCGTTATGGATAAGTTCCATAAAATCGTCAGAAACCACAACCCCATGATGTAGATTAAGACACTTCCTATTAGTATCCCCGCCAGTAGGCTTACGAACATCTAGAAACTCCTCAACTTCGGGGTGGGAGATGTGTAGATAACCAGCGTATGAACCCCGTCTTGTCACACCCTGACTAAATGCTAACATTTCTGCATCTACAACTTTTACAAAAGGTATGACACCTGTAGACTCAGAGCCTTTTGATGTTTTAGTTCCTGATGAACGAACATCTGACCATGAGCCACCGATACCACCTCCAAATGATGATAAGAAAGCATTTTCTGTAAAGTGCTCAGTAATACCTTCTCTACTATCATCAACATAATTTAAGAAACAACTAATTGGTAATCCTCTACGAGTACCACCATTTGATAACACAGGAGTTGCAAACATAAACCATAGATTACTAACATAGTCATATAATCTTTGTGCATGGTCATCATCATCTGCAAAGCACTCCGCTGCACGAGCAAAAGCTTCCTGTGGTGAAGTTTCACCAGGTATCATATATCGGTCTTTTAGTGTTGCGTGAGCAAAATCATCTAAAAGACTATCTCTACTATAATCTATCTTCACTGACATAATTTTCCACCAATCCTATAATTTCTTGTCCGTGCCCAAGTACTGCGCCTTCGACATCATAAGTTAAATCCATGAGTTGTACACCTGTTTCAAGTCCATCTACTCCAAACTCATTTAAGTTCTGAATATATTTGTACTTTCCATCAAGTGGCAAACTCGCCATAATATCAAACACATCTCCATACTGTTCGATTAACTGAGTGGCACGCTTTGGGCCAACTCCATCAACTCCTGGAACATTGTCGCCTTTATCTCCTGTTAAGCACTTATAAGTAAGAAAGTACTCAGGGTCAAAGTCATAATGTTCATCCCAGTTATGAACTGTTGTTTCTTTTCTAGTTACAGTCGAAAAACGACTAATTTTTGGGTCAACTAGTAAATCCCAGTCTTTATCTGATGATATTAGCCAAATCTCATCAAGACCTAACTCCTCTCTGTTTTGACAGATAAGAGCTGCTATATCATCAGCTTCTACTCCTGCATACTTTAGAGTAAGATATCCTTTGCTTTTAAGATTAGTCATTGTAGTACTAAACTCTGCAAGGAACATTTCAAACTCTTTTGCTTCTTCAGGAGTTTGTTCTGCATATCGTTCTTTACGATTTGCTTTGTACTCTGGATAGATTTCTTTACGATAATTACTACCGCCATCGCCTAACACGACTATCTCTCCACAGTTATAGGACTTTGCCAAGGATTGAACTGTTCTTACATAATCATGTTCGAAGTCGTTGCGTCCTTGATGTTTCCATCGAAAAGCTAGATTGAGTCCATCAACAATCAACAAGTTCCCATTCGGGATCGGCTTTCCATGGTTCGTAAACTGTATTGCCATTTGTAAACCTTATATTTTGTGTTTCTAAAAATTGTTCGGCAAAGGTAACATAGCACCCTAGCCAGTTAATATACATATGTTTTTTATATAGTGGCTTTCTTGTCGTTGCCACATACCACTGTGAGTGGTTTTCCTTAAAAAATAGGAGTGGTTCTTGTTCCATAAATTCTGCTTGTTTACAAAGTTTAGACCACCACTTAACAAATACATTACTCTTTTGAGTAAATATTTTGTGATTGAATCCCATATCTTTATAATGTTTAACTTCTATGGTAAACAAGTTATGTTTATGTGGAACATATAGGTCTCCTTTTATGGCACCTGAACCACTTCCTGGTGTTTGCGTAAAATCAAGTTGTGTAATTCTAGTAAGCATAGCCGCACACTTGAGTTCTGCGTCATGCCCTTTTCGTCTACTATTTACCACTAAGTAACTTCTCCAGTTCTGTATAACCTCCAATACTTTCACCGTCTACAATAATCTGCGGGAAAGTCCTAGCAGTTGGGAATAACTCCCGTACATCTGCTGCTTGAAATTCTTCGCCCATCATTTTGTAAACTGTTTCATGTACTGCATTATGGTTTTCTGCAAGCATTTTTGCTTTGCTACAGTATGGACAGTTTGGTATACTATAAATTTCTACTATCATTAATCTAACCTCGATATATTATCTTCTTTTACTATTTCTATTTTTTCAAGTAATGGGTGTGTCCAACCATGAGATACTAAATATGTATTTAGATTTTCTTCTTTTAGCAGGACTTCCACTACTTTTTCTTTACCTTGCTCGTCTAAGGCTTGGTTAACCTCGTCTAAGAAAAGTACATTAATTTGACTTCTACTAATTGAAGTCATAAGTTTTCGTATTGCAACTAATGTCGCAATATTTACTCTCGCTAGTTCTCCACTAGAAAGAGCAAGAATATCTATAATGTTTCCATTATCAGATACTTCTACATTAAGTTTGTCATTAGTAACAACAAAGTTAATACTAAATCTACCATCAGAAAATTCTGCTAAGTAGTCATTAGTCATTACTTCTAACTCTTTGACAAGACTTTCTATCTTATACGCCAGTAATCCGTTGGTAGAAAATGCTTTCTTAAGCGTTTCA